CGACTGAGTAAGAAGACTAAAGAATTAAAAGGATACTAATGGATGTCAACACCGCCATTTTAGAACGCCTTGAGAGGGTGGTGCAATCATTGCAGGACAACTCTGTAAAGATGGGGCAGTTACTTGCTGTTCATAATGAGAAGTTGGATAAGCAAGATAGAATTGATGCAGTATTATTTGAGAAGGTAGAGTCAGTCCATAGAGAAGTAAATAGGAGATCAGATGAGATCAAGAAGGGATGCGAGAGGGACATCAGAAAAGTCGATGAGCGTCTTAGAGTCATGGAAAAGAAAATGTGGACTATTTTTGGTTCTCTTAGTATTATATCTTTCATCGTTAGTCCAATCGGACAACTGACTCTTAGGAACTTGACAAAATCAGCACCAGCAATTAGTATACAGAGCGAGGTCACGAAGGGCTATTGAGTGATTGATGTTATGTATGCTAACCTTGTGTCTTCTCGTTTAGAGAAGTTCAAGCAGGTTAGAACTGGTGTATACACCTTTCGGTGTCCCTATTGTGGTGACTCTGAGAAGTATAAAAATAAAACACGAGGTTATTTCTTCACAAAGAAGAGTGGTCTCGTTTTTAAATGTCATAACTGTGGTGTAGGAAGGTCTTTCAGTAATTTTTTAAAGGACAATGCACAGGATGTTTATGATGAATATGTATTAGAAAGATATAAATCAGGACTTACAGGTAAGGGTAGAAATGTTGCTGATCCAGAGTTTAGTTTTGAAAAACCAACCTTTAAGAAGAAGGGAGAACTTAAGAAAGTTTCAGAGCTAAATAAGAAACATCCAGCATATGAATATATCGTAAACCGCAAACTTGATCCTTCGTTATTTTTCTTTACAGATCAGTTTTGCAAGTGGACAAATGAACAAAAACCAACCTTCAAGAGTATCAAGAAGGATCAATCTAGAATCATAATACCTTTTATTGATAAGGATGGAAGTTGGTTTGGTTATCAAGGAAGATCGTTAGACCCAAAGGATAAGATGAGATACATCACCATCATGTTTGATGAGGATAGATCTAAAATTTATGGACTAGATAGGATTAATGAAAGTAAATCAGTTTACATTGTGGAAGGACCGTTTGACAGTACCTTCATTCAGAATTCCGTTGCGATGGCTGGGTCTGATGTTGATCCTCGGACGTTTGGTTGGAGCGATTATATTTGGGTTTATGATAACGAACCTCGCAACAGACAAATCGTCGATAGAATCTCCAAAACCATTAGTAGAGGAGAAAAGGTAGTCATTTGGCCAAATGATATATCTGAGAAAGACATTAATGACATGATTCTAACTGGACATAATGTTCAGCATGTGATAGAATCAAATACATATCATGGACTAGAAGCAAATCTTAAATTCAACAATTGGAAAAAAGTATGACCCCTGAGATCAAAGTTAAGAAACGAAACGGTAGAGGTACCGAAGCTCTGCAACTAGAGAAGGTTCATAAGATGGTTGAGATGGCCTGTAATGGGCTAGCAGGTGTGTCAGAGTCACAAGTTGAAATGAATGCTGGTCTCCAGTTCTTTGATGGAATTGAGACACAGGATATTCAAGAGATCTTAATTCGTTCTGCTAACGATTTAATCTCTTTGGAGTCTCCTAACTATCAATTTGTTGCTGCTAGACTACTCCTATTTGGTCTTAGGAAGTCTGTATATAAATCTCATCCTGATGCAAGACCAACATTAAAACATCATGTTGTTAATTGTATTGCGAAAGGTGTATATGATCAAAGTATTGTTGCAAAATATACAGACGAAGAGTGGGAGAAGTTAAATAGTTTTATTGATCATGACCGAGATTATTTGTTCACCTATGCTGGTTTACGTCAGGTAGTTGATAAGTATCTGGTTCAAGATAGAAGCACTGGGGAAGTATATGAGACTCCTCAATTCATGTATATCATGATTGCTGCTACATTATTTCAAGACGATGACCCATTTTATAGATTAGATTATGTCAGAAAATACTACAACGCAATCTCAAAGCACAGAATCAACATCCCCACGCCCGTCATGGCTGGAGTCAGATCACCCATTCGTCAATTTGCATCTTGTGTTTTGGTTGATGCTGATGACACCCTCGATAGTATCTTTAGCAGTGATATGGCTATTGGCAAATATGTCGCACAAAGGGCTGGTATTGGCATTAACGCAGGCCGAGTCAGGGGTCTCAACAGCAAAATCAGGGGTGGAGAAGTTCAACACACAGGTGTTGTACCCTTCCTTAAGAAATTCGAGTCAACTGTTAGATGCTGCACGCAAAACGGCATTAGAGGAGGGTCAGCCACTGTCCATTTTCCTATCTGGCATCAAGAAATTGAAGACATCTTGGTCCTCAAAAATAACAAAGGAACCGAAGACAACCGAGTCAGAAAACTCGACTACTCCATCCAACTAAGTAAATTATTTTATGAGCGATTTATCCAAAACGGTACTATTACTTTATTCAGCCCTCATGATGTGCCTGGGTTGTATGACGCTTTTGGTAGCGATACCTTTGACGAACTCTATACTCAATACGAATCAGACGAATCAATCCCTAGAAAAACCATTGGAGCACAAGAACTTATACTTGATCTCTTAAAGGAGAGAGCAGAGACTGGTCGTATTTACATCATGAATATCGATCATTGTAATAGTCACAGTTCATTCAAAGATAAAGTTAGCATGAGTAATCTCTGTCAGGAGATCACTCTACCTACTACACCACTCCAACATATAGATGGTCAAGGTGAGATTGCATTGTGTATTCTTTCTGCTATTAATATAGGTAAGATTAATAAACTTGAAGAGATAGATGAGTTGTGTGAGTTAGCAGTAAGAGGATTGGATGCACTGATAGATTATCAACAGTATCCAATTAAAGCAGCAGAAGAAAGCACTAGAAATCGTAGATCACTTGGCATAGGTTACATAGGTTTAGCACATTACTTGGCTAAGAATGGTGTTAAGTATGATGATCCAGAAGCATGGAAATTGGTTCATACATTAACTGAAAGATTCCAGTATGCTTTATTGTCTGCATCTAATCGTCTTGCAATGGAGAAGGGACCATGCGGTTACTTTGGTAAGACAAAGTATGCTGATGGAATACTACCTATCGATACATATAAGAAAGACGTAGATGAGATTGTACCTAATGACCTATCATGTGATTGGGAGCATCTTAGGAAGCACATACAACAATATGGGTTACGGAACAGCACACTGTCGGCACAAATGCCTTCGGAGAGCAGTTCCGTTGTGTCAAACGCTACCAATGGAATCGAGCCTCCTAGAGACTACTTGTCCATTAAGAAATCAAAGAAGGGGCCTCTTAAGCAGATTGTTCCATCTTTTGGATCCTTAAAGAATAACTATACACTACTATGGGATATGAAATCCAATGAGGGTTACATAAATGTCGTAGCAGTGATGCAGAAGTTCTTTGACCAAGCAATCAGTGGTAACTGGAGTTATAATCCAGAGAATTATCCTGACAATGAGATACCTGTATCAGTAATGGCACAGGATCTACTAACAACCTACAAGTATGGGTGGAAGACTTCTTACTATCAGAATACATATGATGCTAAGAAAGATGGTGAAGAGGTCAAGGAAGTTGACCAATTAATTGAGCAAATCTTAACTACTGAGGAGGAGGTCTGTGACAGCTGTGCAGTCTAAAGAAATAAGTGGTATGACAGTCTTCAATAAGAAGGCTGTTGACACTACAAAACAATTCATGTTTTTCGGAGCACCCCTGAGTGTCCAACGTTACGATCAGTATCGGTTTCCCACATTTGACAAACTAACACAGCAACAGTTAGGATACTTTTGGAGACCAGAAGAGGTGTCTCTACAAAAAGATAGAGCAGACTATGCACAACTCACAGACCATCAAAGACATATATTTACCAGCAACCTTAAGTATCAGATCATGCTGGACTCCGTACAAGGTCGTGCACCTGGTATGGCTTTCATTCCTTACTGTTCTTTACCTGAGTTAGAAGCATGTATGCAAGTGTGGCAGTTTATGGAGATGATCCATAGCAGATCATACACATATATTATTAAGAATGTATATCCAGATCCTGCAGATGTATTTGATACCATCCTTGAGGATGCTAATATATTATCAAGAGCAGAGTCTGTTACTGAGTCTTATGATAACTTTTTAAATTATGCACATGAGTATGACCAAAGTAACTTATGGAAACCTGATTGGAAAGAGCATCCTAATTCAGAGTGGACAAAGAAAGATCTCAAACGTAAACTTTATAGAGCAGTAGCTAATGTTAACATCCTTGAAGGAATCAGATTCTATGTATCCTTCGCTTGTTCCTTTGCTTTTGGTGAGAATAAACTCATGGAAGGATCGGCTAAAATCTTATCTCTTATCAGTAGGGATGAAAGTCAGCACTTGGTTCTTACCCAACAGATTATGAAGAACTGGGCTAATGGTAAAGATGATCCAGACATGCAAGAGATTGCAAGAGAAGAGAAGGATATAGTTATAGAGATGTTTAAGAAGACTGTAGATGAAGAGAAGGCATGGGCAAACTATTTGTTTAGAGATGGTAGTATGATAGGATTGAATGACAAACTACTTCATCAATATGTGGAATGGATTGCTAACAAGAGGATGAAAGCAATAGGATTGGATCCTATCTATGATATACCTGCTAAGAATAATCCTTTACCTTGGACAGAGCATTGGTTAAATAGTAAAGGACAACAAAACGCACCGCAAGAAACGGAGATTGAAAGCTATGTCGTTGGAGGAATCAAACAAGACATCAAAAAAGACACCTTCAGTGGATTCACTTTATGATGAGATGTTAGATCAGCAAGGGCAAGAGGGAAATCCTTTTGCTGAAATGCTTTGGGAAAATGAAAAGCGGAAATCCTTAAATAAAAATAAAACTACTTGACTTTGTTAGGATTTCATGTTATAAATAATAGTGTAGCGGAAGCTACCATACGTTCGACTCGCAAGAGTTGCAAGTAGGTCACGGAACGGAGCGTTCATCCTCATGGAACTACTTCTCGTCACATTATTATCATGTGAAAGTGCTCAGAGTATTATCAATGACATCAAACTCACAACTCCTAACAGAGAAGGGTTGGTTGAGGTAATACAAGATGCTACTGAGAAGGGATGTTTTGAGGACGCAAATGACTAAAGGAACGGGCCTTAAAATCCAACTACTTTAGGAGAACCAAAATGGCAAAGGTAACATACAGAGGAAGAGAGTACGATACGGAAGAGTATCGCAAGGCTCTTATCGAAGAGCATAACAAGATCAGAAACTACGATTTAATGTATCGTGGTATTAAGGTAAAGAGTAAAGCACATGCGTGTAGTTAAACAACTCTGTTGACATACTTGTTTAAGAGAGGATTGACATCCTCTCTTTTTTATTGTACAATAAATATCTCAAAGCTATGTTAATATGTCGTTAAAGATTGAGTTTGTTACCCCAGATAAGTATAAAGGGTGTATTGCAGAACCTATTCCAGCGGCTAAAGCATTTCCTGAATGGTTTCAAAAGTTAGAATATTTAAATCTTAAAAGGTGTCCTTTTAAAACTTATATGACTCCTCCTGAAGATGAAGGAGAGAGGCCACATCTGTCACCTTCTATTTCTACAGGATTGATATCACATTGTCCTGGAATTACAGACTTCATGAAGTTTGGATACATTGTACCCGCATGGAATACATTTATTTTTAGCCATGATTCTGCAACCAATCAATTGAGATGTGATTGGTTAGATGAGTATAAGAAATCTGGTTTTAGATATCATGAATCTAGTCAGTTTTATACTATGTTAGAAGAGGAAAGACCAAAGTATAATGCATTTTTTAAGATAGAAGGTCCGTGGTATGTTAGAACACAACCAGGTGTATCGATATTAATAACACATCCTGTTTGGCATAGAAATAAGATAGTTACAACTGCCACAGGAGTTTATCATAGTGATATAAGTGCATGTCAGTTACATTGGTTTATGGAATTAAATAAAGAAGTTGATATGATTGAAGGGTATGAGGATGTTGATTATAAAAAGCAAGTTATATCTGAGGGAGATCCTATTATTCAAATTATTCCATTCTATAGAAAGAATTTTGAATCATCGATAACTTATATGAATGAGATGGAGTATGGTAGGATGTGTAATCAAATTAAAACTAACAATCAGTTTTCTAGATTCTTTAAGAATGCTGGTATATCACTATACAATAAAGCTAGAAGGGGTATGGATCATCGTTTCAAATAATGTGTTGGTACTATCATTAAGACCCATTACCATTAATACATGTTATAATAAATAAATTCAATTATAGACAGAGCTATGAAATTATTTTTAGACTGCTCTGACATCGAGCTGATTAAGCATGGCGTTAGTACTGGTCTAATTGACGGTGTTACTACCAACCCTTCTTTGATGAAGAAGTGTGGCCAAGAACCGCTCGAAGTCATTAAACAAATCTCAGATCTATTTCCTTGGACTGCTTCAGTATCTGCTGAAGTTGTAGGAGAGACTGCCGTTGAAATGCTTGACATGGCAGAAGAATATATTAATATAAGTCCAAACATAACAATCAAACTACCTTGCACAAGAGAAGGTCTTAAAGCATGTAAGGAACTTCATCATGATGAAGTGCCAGTAAATATAACTTTAATCTTCTCTGCTGCACAAGCAATCTTAGCAGCTAAGGTAGGAGCAACATATGTGTCACCTTTTATTGGTCGTTTAAATGATCAGTATTGGGATGGCATTTCACTAGTGGAGGAAATCGCAGATGTCTACGCAACGCATGGTTCAAAAACTCAAGTACTCGCTGCTTCCATTCGGGAGTCTCGCCAAGTACCCGCTTGCTTTAGAGTGGGGGCTGATATCTGCACTCTTCCTTACGATATTTTTCAGAAGTGTTATGACCACTGCTTAACTGATAGTGGTTTACAGAAGTTTGATTCTGATTGGAATCAACTTCAGGATAAACTGAAGTGAACGGTCGAATTGACAAGGTAGCGGTGGTAGCCCAGATCATGAAGATGAAAACTGGGCTAGACAATGGGTGGTATCCTGAGTGGGATGATCGCCAGAGAGGAGCAGCACAAAGAATACTTCTTAATGTCCTAGAGTTCTTAGATGAATACTGGGAGTGACCTATATAAAGAGCAATGATATGAAGATTATGAAATGGTTGAAGAAGGAGTTTATGAAAACCCCTGGGTATACAAGGGTACAAATTTTTCTTCTAACGATATTGGCGACTTCTTCGGTTACGTCTACCTCATTACTAATGAAATCACTGGCAAGAAATACATTGGCAGAAAATACTTTGCCCAACATAGAAAGCCTAGAGGTGCAAAACGCAAGGTTACGAGTGAGAGTGACTGGAAGAAATACTACGGAAGTTCTAAAGAGCTTAAAGAAGACGTTAGAAAGTATGGAAGAAACGTTTTCAGAAGAGAAATACTAAGTCTTCATAAGACATTAGGACAAGTAAACTATGAGGAAACACGACAGTTGTTTATCCATAATGTTCTTACTGAAGCAAATGCTGATGGCACACCAGCATATTATAATAGTAATATACTAGGTAGGTATATGAAAAAGGATTATTTTAAGGGTTGACAACTCTATAAATAGGAGTTATAATTCCTCTATTATCCAGAGAGTCACCATGAATTACGAAGATTTTTCATTGGAAGAGATCATGCAAGATATTCTTATAGATTCTCTACATACATGTGCATCAATTTCAAATAACAACCATGACTTGCAACAACACACAGTATCACCAAGCTTTACAATCCTTGAGGGACAGCATAGACGCAGCTTTAACGAAGTTTGAAGCAGATGCACATCCTCAAGCAGTACCAGGAATTGAGGTAACTACTACTCCAGGTTTATATCCTGAGAACATTTCTATTGTTACTGATGGTAGTGATAGTACTGTAACTATTACTCCTGAATCAATCGAGCTCGATCCGTATACTAATTACAATGTTAATACTGATGAGGTAATTACATTTGGATCATCTTCAGATGAAGCAGTATCATTCTAGTCTTTCCCAATAGACTCTAAACTAGATGGTTGTCAGTATGACAGACATCATAAGCATCTCTTATCAGGGTTATCAGAAATGGTAACCCTTTTTTGTGCGGTTAACTGGTCAAATGGAGCTTGACAAGACCTTAAGGTTTGCTATATAATTATGTAACGTTTCTTAACAAAACAGAAATGACTTCAACAACTGCCAAAAGGTATACAACTACTGAGTATGGCAAGCAAAATATGTTCGCAGCAGAACCTCCTATGGAGTATGTTGAGAACTATGACGGTTACTGGAAGAATGCTGAGAGAACTAATGGTCGCCTAGCGATGATTGGTTTGTTTGCAGCGATCCATAACTACGCCATCTTCGGATGGGTAATTCCAGGCATTGCTTAGTCGAAGCAAGGTCTCTTTAAATTCTATCCCTAATTACAAATCTAAGAACAATGACTCCAGAAGCAGAAAAGTTTAACGGTTGGATGGCTATGATTGGTTTCGTAGCTGCAACAGGTGCATACATCACAACTGGCCAAATCATTCCAGGTATATTCTAAATGAAAAACGAAAATATTTTCCTTAGAGCACAAGGTCGTGCAGCTATGCTAGGAATTTGGATCTTTGGTCTATCCTATGCAGTTACAGGCAACTTAATCCCAGGTATCTACTAATGTCAAATGAAAACACTAACAACAAAGTCGATTTCTCCATCGCTGA